CATCTGCATTGGCTAGTGGTATTAACAATTTACCAGGTGGAGCAAGAGCTATTTCTGCCGTCATGAATAATGCTGAAGGCGCCATTAACAGCTTACCGGGGACGGAGATGTTAGGAGACCTGGTTAAAAACTTACAGACCTCTGCTATTAACGAAGTGAGTAAGACTGTTGATGGAATAACAAATTCAATTAATAGCAAATTAGGCGGAGTATTAGGTAAAGAAGGCGGACTTACTAATCTGATATCATCGGCATTACCTTTAGGTAAAGCAGCAGGATTATTGTCAGGGCTGTCAGCATTGGGTGCAGGCGGACCAGCTAAGGTCAAACTACCTACAATAAGTTTCAATACGTTTGATAGATTGGGAGTAGATTCTCAAGTTAAGACACTCTTGAGCAATCCTAAAATTCCAATACCTAACCTTGTCGGAGAAATCAAAGCGGGAGTGGTTAATCAGGTAGAACAGTTAATTAAGAAGAATAAAGACGCATTTAAGATTTTTGATGAGCTAGAAAACTGGGATCAAAAAATCAAAGAAGCAACTGACAAATTATTTGAAGCAGAATCTAATTTCCCTGCCGGAGATAGAGGAATAGCATCAGCACAGGGTATATTAGATTCCATATTGAATGATTCGGAATTAGTATCATTACGCAAGAAAGCAGAATCGTTTGGTGAAAACGCAGTAGATGATGTTAGATCATTGATGTCATCTGCAAGTCAAACGGCAACAAATATGCTTAACAGTGCTAATTTAGGAAGTGCGGTTAGTACAATAAAAGCCAGTGCAATGGAAGTCATGCAGCAAACCAATAATAACCCAACGAAGAACACCGTGAAGTCAATCGCTGGTCAGGGTTCAACTGCAATTACACAGTTACAGGCTAGATCATCTTCTTCGCAGACAGATATCAATAATTCTATTGCAGGAATTATAGGACCATCTGACAACACTACTTTCATATAAATTAGGGACTAAATAATACTATGCCTCAGTACTATGGATATTCAAGCATCAATGCTAACAAACCCAAAACAACCAATGCCATATCAGGAGTAGACGGGGGTCCAGGCGGCATAAGACAACCAATTTACTGGGGAAAGAAATTCACCTTAGTAGATGAGCAGCTAGTGATTCAAGATTTTATTAATGCGTTCAATATTAGACAGGGTACTAAGGTAGGTAAACCAGGATATGGAACCACAATGTGGGACTTTGTGTTTGAACCAAATACGGCTGACATAGTACAGGCCATTCAAGCTGAAGTTCGTAGAGTTGCTTCCGCAGATCCAAGAATTCAAATTGCTAATATCAGCGTCTATCCAAAAGAGAATGGCATACTAATTGAATTAGAAATGGCAGTTACTCCTTTTAATCAAGCACAATTAATATCAGTGTTCTTGAATCAGCAAACAGGCACTGCCGGACCGCAATAAGCTAAAAATCACGCTTTTTTAGAATGATAAATACTTTTAAAGAGTATGAATCATTATGGCAACAAGTTCTAGACAATCTGCTTTGTTCGGTTTGAATGACTGGAAGACTATCTACCAAACCTTCAGTGAAGCTGACTTTAGAAGTTATGACTATGAAACTTTAAGAAAAAGTTTCATTGACTACCTGCAACTGTATTATCCCGAAACATTTAACGACTACACTGAATCAAGTGAGTTCATCGCACTGCTTGATGTCATCGCATTTATGGGACAGGGTCTTGCTTTCCGTAATGACTTGAATGCTCGTGAAAATTTTATCGATACTGCTGAACGCCGTGACAGTGTTATCAAGCTTGCCAATCTTGTCAGCTACACACCAAAAAGAAATATCGCAGCACAGGGTTACTTAAAGGTAACAAGCGTGTCTACTACTCAAAACATTTCTGACATTAACGGCCTAAATCTCAGTAACCAAACTATTCTTTGGAACGACCCTGCTAACCCTAATTGGTTAGAACAGTTTAACACCATCATCAATGCGACCCTAATCGATACTCAAAAAATAGGAAAGCCAGGCAATGTGCAAGATTTGCTAGGAGTAACTACTGCTGAATACACGATGTCTATCCCTAATACTGTTTTGCCTATCGTGCCATTTGAAAGCACAGTTGATGGAGTCAACATGGGCTTTGAACTAGTAAGCGCAAGTTCGGTAGACACTGATTATGTGTACGAAATTCCACCTGCCCCATCTGGTCTATTCAACATTCTTTATAGAAATGATAAGTTAGGGTTTGGCAGCCCTCAAACTGGATTCTTCTTTTACTTCAAGCAAGGGTCGCTTACCACATATGATTTTTCTTTCCAGCAGCAAATTAGTAACCAAACGGCTGATATTGATGTGCAAGGAATCAACAACAGCGATACATGGCTGTATCAGGTATTGGAAAACGGTAGTCTATCGCAATGGACTCAGGTTGAAAATGTATATGCAGATGCATATTTGCAGACCGAATCATCAAGTAGAGCAATCTTTTCGGTTGACTCTAGATTTAATGATCAGGTTACCTATGTATTCGGTGATGGCGTATTCAGTGCTATCCCTGTAGGAAACTTTACTGCATATGTACGAGCAGGAAATGCGTTAAGCTACACGATTGATCCGCTAGAAATGGCCGGCGTTAGCGTAACATTTACATATTTGAGCAGAGTAAACAAGTTCGAAACTATTACTTTTAATCTAGAATTGCCTTTGCCGGTAAATACTGCACAGCAGCGTGAAGCACTAGATGAAATTAAACTTCGTGCTCCTACTCGCTACTACACACAGAACAGAATGGTCAATGGCGAAGACTATAATAACTTCCCATACACATTATACAGTTCAATTATTAAAAGTAAAGCAATCAATAGATCAAGCATCGGTGTAAGCAAAAACTTAGACTTACTAGATCCTACTGGCAAGTATTCAAGTACTAACAGCTTTGGTAACGACGGAGCATTATATCAGGATGATAGTGATGGGTTCTTAACACTTACTATTAATACAACCAGTGACATCATTGCATTCTTTACTGATACACTATCAAGTGTGTTATCACTGAATCGGGCAACACAATACTATATTCAAAATTACACAAGATATAATCTGCCGTCTAGTCCATCTAATCAAGTGGTGTATTGGAAAACTAGTAGCGTAGATACTGGTGCTGAGTCAGGATATGTGTTTACTGTTTCTGGTTCACTAGAACAACCACAGAGTGTAGGCACATTCAATACTACTAATTTAAAATACTTAACACCGGGCGCTATTCTGAAGTTCAATGCACCTGATGGTTATTATTTTGATCTTACTACAAATAGATTAGTCCCAGGTATTGCGCCTAGTAATGAGAACACATACATTTGGTCTACTGTACTAAGTGTTGTCGGTGACGGTAGTAACAATGGAAGCGGTAGCTTTGCTAATGGAGCAGGTCCAATTAAAGTTAACGGATATGTTCCTTCAGGGGTAATCCTCACACAAATCATACCGGTCTTTGATAATTCGCTGTCTACTAATTTGATTCAAGAATGCTTGATTAAAATGGAATTGCAACAAGACTTTTCTTTAGTATTCAATAATAGTTTATTAGTAAATGAAGAACGCTGGTCAATCAGTTCATTCAATGATGCAAATTACTTTGTAAAGTTTGACTCTACCGGTGCAAATACTTACACTATTACCTATAAAGCATTGACATATTACTTTGGTAGTGTGGCTGACACAAGATTTACCTACAGTCCCAACGAGTTAGTGTACGATCCTTTCTCTGGCAAAATCATACAAGACTTCATCAATGTGTTGGCAATTAATAGTCAGTTTGGTTCAAACTCATCTTTGGGTCTTGACATTAAAATGAATATTTTAGGTCAGACAGTAGAAAGCGATGGGTATGTTAACGACTTTCAAGTTGAGGTTGCAACTACTGATGTCAATAATCGCCAATTAATATTGAATCCAGATTATTTTAATGAGATTACCGGATATCAAAATAACAACATTAATGTAGGTGTTTATGTATTTTTCGAAACAGTACAGGATCCTATTAACTTAACTCGTCAATATGTCATTCCATCTAGTGATGTCGTATATACCTATCCAAATAAAAGCCAAATAGAAGTCAACAAATATGACTATCCATTGGGCACTTTGTTCTATGCTTATACAGAAAATAAGTTCTATAAGACAATACAAGATCAGACCAAAACAACTCCTGTCTATATTTTAACTGAACAGCTTCAATATTCAATGAAGCCAGGTCGTCAGGGACTTAGCTATCAGTACCGACACAATAGTAATAACACTACAAGAATTGACCCAGTGACAACTAATATTATTGACTTGTATGTGGTTACTCAGTCTTACTATACCGCATATCAGAATTGGATTGTGGACACCACAAATACTATTCCAGAACCTACTAGACCTACTATCGGCGAACTACAACAAGAATACGGGCAGATTCAAAACTACAAAATGCTTAGTGACGCAGTTATAGTAAACAGTGTAGTATTCAAGCCTCTGTTCGGTGCTAAAGCAGATTCCGCGCTGCGTTCTACTGTTAAGGTTGTTAAAGCACCTAATGTAAACGCAAGTGATAGTGAAATTCGCAGCGCAGTACTTTCAGCCATGAATAACTATTTTAATATTAACTTTTGGAATTTTGGAGACACTTTCTATTTCTCAGAACTCACTGCATATTTGCACGCAACTGTAGGAGAACTTATTAGTTCAGTCGTACTTGTTCCAAATGACCCATCTATGAGCTTCGGAGATTTATATGAAATAAAATGTATGCCCTACGAAATTTTTGTTAATGCAGCAACAGCAAATAATGTGGTTGTGATCCCAGCTCTCACACCCGCCGAATTACAGGTAAGATAAGATGAGGCAGTGGGCAACAAGAAAAAAATGCAAGTTTGTTTACCTGCGACT